ATTTTAGCTGCATGCATGTGTTGAGCATCAGCCATGGCCATTTTTGTTTCTTGACGCTTCTTATAAATGTGCGTCGCAGCATTTAAGCCAAGTTTTAGAGCACTAAACCACATAATTTAGTACGCTTTAGAATTTCTTTTCTTTTCTTGTAACACTGCACCCTGACCTTGAACTTCTTGTTCAGGTCCACCAGTGCTAATATAGTTAAATGCTTGGTCAGCAGTAGTTTTAGATCTAGGATCCACTTCAATACTCTGCTCTGCAACTTTAACTTCTTGTATTTTATCAAGCTTTTGCATTTTTGCTCCTTTTTTTAGTTTTTTCTACACCTTTTATAACACCTTTGTTACGAGATGCATAGAAAACAGTTTCTCCCTTCTTCTTACCATATTGTTTCTTCATAGATTTCATAATTTTTTTACCTTTATCTGTCAATGGCATAATTAATCGTCTATCATTATCTTAGCATCTTGAATTCCTTGCTTTGCAAGGCTAACTCCAGCTCTTAATTTAGCTAAATCTTCATTTTGCTCTAGTTTTTCATCAAAATTTTCACCCGATTGCATCAATCTTGCTCTTGCAAGATCTTGTTGTGCTTGATCGTTGTCTTTTTTACGTTCATTTTCCATAGCACGTAGGTCAACTTCTCTAGATTTTAGTTTTAACAGTGGATCGTTGTCAAACTGTGAAGTAATTTCCTTCTCTTCCTTCATAAATTCTTCAGTCATCTCTGCAATCAAGACAGATTTTCTAGCTTCAATCTGATTTGTCATCATTTGTAGCTGTTGTTGTACCATTGGATTCATTGCTGCTTGTTGTTGCATCAACATCATCTCTTGCATTTGTTCTCTAAACTCCAATTGTACTTGTTCTTGAGCCATTAGACTAATGTGTTCTAGAATATTTTTTTGTATTGCACCCATAATTGCAGGATTATTTCTAACCATGTTAGTTGACATAAAGTTTAAGTGTGCAGTGATATGAGCTCTATGGTCTTGACCAGGAAAAGCTTGAAAAGGTTTTCCATTCAAAGCATTTATGTGTTCCATACTTGGATCCATAGGTGCATTTGGAGCTGGTGGTGGTAGAACTGCATCTACATTTTTAACACCAATTGCTTCATACATGTTTCTGTAAACTTGATACAAGTTGTGTATCTGTGGATTTGATGTTGCTAATTGTAATTGTGTTTGTGCAAGAGTCACTCTTTGTGACATTGAGAATATATTAGGGTCTGCAACTGGTACAACGTCTATTCTATCATCAAAGTCGGCTTGTTTAATATTTCTTTGACCGCCGACTACGTCATATGGATATTCTGGTGGTAAGTATTGTGCAACAACTTTTGCCAATAATTTAAATTCATCTTTCATAGCTGCATAACATCTTTTATGTATTGCAGACATGACACGTGAGCCACGTTCTAGAAGTGCAACTGTTGTGCCAACAGCCGCTGCTTGATTACCATCGCCCACTTGCATATCAGCAATAGCCGCGAACCTTTGACCAGCTGATACAACTACACCTAATAAATTTAATAATGTTTGTGATGGCTCTTTGTATGGTAACGGAAAGAAAGCATCTCTTAAGTTTCCACCTGGTGCGTCGACATCTTTAAACTCACCCGGTTGTATTGGAGATGCTTCATCTCTAACCCTTACTCCTCTTTGTTTAAATCCAGCAGGTAAGTTTGATAGTGTGCCAGCATCCAATAATTGACGGAGAGCAGCTGTTGCAGTTCTGCTTAGTCCGCCAATCATGTGGATCAATCCAAAGCCATAAAATCCTAAACCTGGAAGAAATTTAAAATGAACGAAATATTGGATTTTATTTTTCTTTAGATCGTTGGGCGCATAATTTCTTCTAATTGCAAGAACTGTTCTACTTCCTTCTTCAACAGTTACAATGTATGGTAATTTAATTCCAGTAGGTCCATCTTGTCCTTGATCTTCAAAACCCTCTAGGTCTAAGTTCACATGACACTCTAACAGAGTGTATATTGTTTCTTGTTTACCAGATTTTTTAGTACCATCTAATTCTTTTTCTTTTTTCTCTACAGAGTTTTGTTCAACATCACTTGGTGGTGCTAAGTCAACGTCTACATAAAAACCATTAACTTGTTGTTTTCGTAATTCGTTCTCGGACATTTTAACAACGTGTATTACAGACTCTGCATCATCAATACTTGTTGCGGTGTATGGTACAACTAATTCATCTGCTGGTACAAATTTAGAAACCACTCTACCTAATGGTACATCGTAGTAAACTTTTTTAAATGTAGAACCAGCTAATGGTAAATGAAATAACATAGAATCAAACTCTTCTTCATACTCTTTCATTTGATCCATGATTAGATAATTCATGTAATCTTTAACACGTTGTGATTGTGATTCTGTTTGTTGATTTTTAATTCCTATGATTTGAGTTCTAACAGGTCCGTCACTTGGTAATAATTCTTTGTAAGCTTGTGCTTGAAATTGTGTTACTGCCTCTGCAAGAACTGGGTGTGTTGCACCACTTGCTCCTTGAAATGGTTCAGTTCTATTTTCATATTTAAAACCTAATAAGTCTAAACCCTCTGTGTAAGATTTCTCCCAATCTTTTCTTGAAGATTTATAGTCCATATAATTATTAACCATGTCTGAACCAATCGGTTCTAAAATATCTTCAGGTAATAAGTCTGCTAAGTTATCAAAATGATTTTCTGTTCCTGGTACATTGATTGCACCCGGTTCAAAGTCTAACGTTACACCAC